TGGGTCCTTACCCCGGAAATTCAAGGCGCGGACCGCCGCCAAAAGTCCGCGCCTTGCCCTGACAGTCCTTCTATCGGTGAAATTTTGTCCGACGCCATCGCGAAAAAATCCGTCGATGCGATTAAGGCTACGGCCGAAGCCGTTGAAATGTTGACGCATGGCGTTTCGGAATCCGCGATCCTTCAGTATTTGACGAACGACCACGGGCCGGACATCGCGAAGCAAGCGATGGTTGCGGCTGGTGATCATTTCGCGCGGAGCGCCGAGTGTGATCGATCGGTGGTGATTGGCTGGGCAATGGAAGCGTATCGGGAAATTTACCGACAAGCGTTGACGGCTGAGGATGGTTTGTCCGTCGCGCTCAAAGCCGTGAAGGAATTGACTACGTTGGCAATGATTACGGAGGGTCGTAATGTTCACGACAAAGACCCCGAAGCCGACGAAGAGTAACGCAAAGCGAAAGCCATCGGGCATCGAGACGCTACGCGAACGCGAACGCCGACAGAAGGCCGAGCAACGCGCCGCAGCCTCGGTGATACGCATTCCCGAGTGCGCGGATAAGGAACGCCGCAAGCGTTTAGAAGCGGATGACGTTGCTTGGCTGATGTATTACTTCGGACCCGAGTCTGGTTGCGACGATCCGTTCACGTATCAGTTTGTGCCGCAACAATTGGAGATGATTAAGGCCGTTGGCGAAGCGATGCGCAACGGCGGCGACCAATCGATTGCCGCTAGTCGTGGCGAGGGTAAGACGCTAATTGCCGAACGGCTGGCGACCAAATACGTCCTAACGGGCGATTGTGATTACGTCGTAATTTTCGCGGCAACCGGGCCAGCGGCTCAAGCGATTTTGCACAGCATCGCCAATTACTGTGAGACGAATCAGCTACTCGCGGCCGACTATCCCGAGGTCTGCATCCCTGTCCGCAACCTGGAAGGGGCCGTTCAGCGTGCGCGAAGCCAGCGGGCCAACGGAACGCAATATGACAACGGCGTTCCCTATACGCTGGCACGGCTACGCTATTCCTGGTGCGGTGACGAGTTGACATTCCCGCACACTCCCGGAAGTCCGTCGGCTGGCGCAATCATCGCGACCCGTGGCCTAGATGCCGCCGTTCGTGGTCTCCGCAAGGGCCGACGTCCGAAGCTGGCGATCATTGACGACCCGGACACGGAACAGACGGCGGCAAGCGAAGAGCAGGCGGCTAAGCTGCTCAAACGCATCGACGCGACAATTGGCGGTCTAGGCGGACAGAGGCAGCGTATCGGCCGCGTGGTGCTTACGACGATCCAAAGCCGCGTCAGTGCGTCGTTTGTTCTCACCGATCGAACGCAACGGCCAAACTTCAAGGGCCGTCGCTATCGGTGGCTCGTCACTCCACCGGACCGGCTGGACCTGTGGGACGAATATGTGTCGATGCGTCAAGAGGACGGAAAGTTAGTTACCGCCAGCGGTGAAAATGTCGATCCTGAATGCCGGCGCTCGAACGCGTTCTATCTTGCCAATCGCGAGGACATGCAACGCGGGGCCGTTGTCGCGAATCCGAATCGTCACAACGACGCCAAAGCCAGCGACGGAAGCCAGATGGAAGCGGACGCGTTGCAGGCGTATTTCAATTTGGTCGCGGATTTGGGGCCGGTCAATGTCGCGACGGAATACGACAACGATCCGCCATCCGAGGAAGCGGCGATTGATTCGAGCTTAACGCCGCAGATGATTCAGCGGCGGGTAAATGGCGAAGAACGGCGTATTGTGCCAGCAGGCTATACGCTGGTCACATGTGGCGTTGACGTTCGAAAAATCGAATTGCACTGGGTGCTACGGGCATGGCGCCAGGATGGCAGCGGTCACACGCTGGATTACGGCACGTGGGATGTCGTTGGGACGCGTTATGGCTCTGATGATGGCGTTGATGAGGCGATTCGCAAAGCAATTACCGGGTTCGCGGAATCGCTCTTGGAAAATCCGCCGCAACGCCATGACGGCGAGATAGTGCCCGTAGCGTTGACGCTGGTGGATAGTGGTTGGCGCTCTGACGCGGTGTATGCCGCGTGCGCGGCTGTTCGAGGTTTCATGCCTTCGAAAGGCTTTGGTCGATCGAGCGGGACGGCTGGGGCCAATTTCAGCGAATACCGACGCCGATCGGCTGACATCAAGCCTGGTGACGGTTGGTTCTTGTCGAGACAAAAAGGACTATGGTTGGCGTGCTTGGATGCGGACCGCTGGAAGAACTACGAGCAAGATCGATGGCTTACGCCAATTGGCAATCCTGGTGCGTTTACCTTGTGGGGAGTATCGAGCGAAGGCGCGGGGCGGATGACGGTCGATGAATCGTCACACTCGATCTACGCTCGCCACATCACCAACGAACGCGAAATGGACGAGCTACACAAAGGCCACTTGCGGCGAGTCTGGAAGACCCGCAGCGAATACAATCACTTTCTTGACGCGAGCGTTTACGCGACCGTGGCGGCTCAACTGAAGGGCGTGACGCTGGCAACGGGCAGTCAGTCCGTGGTCGAATCGATCAAGCGTAATGGCGTGGCGGGGCGGCCCAGCTTGGCACAGCTAGCGAGGCGAAAATGACGGAACGCGAACGACGGCCGACCCTCGGGGAACTGGCATCACAAGCCACTGGCGGCGACGGCTGGGAGTGCCCGCGTTGCGGATGCCGTGATTGGCGGGTTGAGGACAGCTATTTCGTTCGCGGGCGCAACGAGCGAATGCGCCGGCGATTCTGCAGACATTGCAAGCAGGTGCTACATACGCGAGAAATCCCAATCGAGGCTGAATCGGAGAAATTTTCGCCGCCAAATCCCGCTAATAGTACCGACGCCGACGAAAACTTGACGCGGCTAGGTATCGTTGGATTAGATGGGGTTAATGACGACGCCACAAAGCATCTCCGACGCAATCGAAAGCACGGCTAAGAATCCGGCCAGTGTCACCGTTGGCTCGCAGAGTGTCACCGCTCAATCGATTCGCGATCAAATTGAGGCCGATCGGTATTTGGCGGCCAAGGCCGCAGGCCAATCGAGCGGGCAACGCGGGTTTGGAATCCGTATCCAGCGGATCAAACCGCAAGGCGGTGGCTAATGGCTATCGACTCCGTGGCGCTCTATACGGGCCGCAGGCGAGCGCAGCCAGTCAAGCCCGACATCCGGGCCAGATACGACGCGGCAAGCGATAGCGTTGAATATCAGAACTATTGGGCCAACGTCGACGCCTACGATGCGGACAGCGCGAACAGCAAAGGCGTCCGTCAAAAGCTGGTCAAGCGTAGTCGGTATGAAGCCGGCAGCAATGGCTACGCGGACGGAATCGCGCAGACGCACGCCAATTTTCTCGTCGGGTTGGGACCTACGCTTTCGGTCAAGACGGCTGACAGAGCATTGAATCAGCGGATCAATGCCGAGTGGCGGAAGTGGGCGAAAGCGATCCAGTTGCGGCGGAAGCTGTGGACGGCGGCGCATGCCAAGCTTGTCGACGGCGAATCGTTCGGAATTGCGACGGCCAATCCGTCTGTCGATCACCCGGTGAAGCTTGACGTCGTGATGATTGAGTGCGACCAAGTGACTACGCCTTACGTTCCATATCGTCGTGAGGGTGTCATCGATGGTGTGACGTTCGACCAATACGGCAATCCGTTGATTTACGACATTTTGCCGCAGCATCCTGGCTCGCAATGGGCGGTCTACTGGCAAGATCCAAAGCCGGTAGCGGCTCGATATGTCCTGCACTGGTTTCACTGCCGGCGACCGCAGCAACATCGAGGCGTACCCGAGTGCAAGAGCACGATGCAAGTTGGAGCCAGTAGCCGACGTTGGCGGGAAGCCACCGTGAGCGCCGCTGAAACCGCCGCAAGCTTTGCCGCATTGCTGTATACGGAAATGCCGCCGGGCGACGCTGAGCCTGTAGCCCCGTTCTCTACGCTCGAAATCGAACGGCGAATGATGGCCGCGCTGCCCATGGGCTACAAGGCCGAGCAGATGCAGGCGCAGCATCCGAACGCCAGCTACGACTCGTTCAACCGGGCGCAGATTGCGGAGCTAGCGCGGCCCAAAAACATGCCATACAACATGGCCGCTTGCGATAGTTCGCAGTCGAATTACGCCAGCGGTCGGTTGGATTTTCAGCCGTATTTTACGGGCGTCGACATCGAGCGGGCCGATTGCGAGGATTGCGTTCTCGACAAGCTATTCCGCCAATGGTGGCGTGAAGCCGCGTTGGTGTTTGGGTTTGGCGATCCTCGGGACGTCCCCGAGCATCAATGGGACTGGCCCAATCATCCTGTCGCGGATGTTGGCACTGAAGCCAGTGCCACTAACGTAAAGCTACGCAATGGCACGTTGACATTGCGACAAGTCTACGCGGACGCTGGCGACGACTACGACGAAGCCGTAGAGACGATGGCGCGTGATTACGGCGTGACGGTTGACAAGATCAAAGAAACGCTGCTGCTCGCCAACTTCAACGCGACGAATCAGATTGGATCGATTGCCCAGGCGGATGTGCAACGGCAAAACGCACAGACGCAGAGCGCGACACAGCTAGCCATGCAGCGAGGTGCGAACAATGGCTAAGCGTATGCGATTGCGAACAAAGCCGACGATTAAGGCTGCCGCTGCCGGTAAGGTGCCGTCGTTCACAATGACCGCCTACAACGGCGGACCGATGTATGTCGACGGCTACGACGACCCGATTGTCATTGACCTGAGCGGGCTAAAGGTAGCTCCCAGCGTTGTCGCCAATCTCAACCATGACAGCGAAGACCCCGTTGGCCATGTGACGGACATCGGCAACGACGGATCGAGCTTGGAGCTCAGCGGTATGCTGAGCTACGCGAGCGAATCGCGGGATCAGATTGTTGAGAGCGCGACGGGTGGCGGGTTCCCGTTTCAGGCGTCGGTCGAGGTGACGCCGGATGTTATCGAGCGATTGCCAAGCGGACAGACGGCAATCGTGAATGGACAGACTATTACCGGGCCGGCGGTGATTGCTCGAACCGGTTATCTGTATGGGGTAGCTTTCGTGCCGCGCGGTGCGGACGAATCGACGAGCGTTAGGATTGCGGCCAAAGCCGCCCAAATGAAAGGTAGTGCTATGACTTTCGAGGAATGGATTGCGTCTCTTGGATTGCAGATGGACGCGTTGAGCGCTGAGCAAGTCGCTCAACTCAAGTCGGCCTATGGAGCGTTGCAAGGCACCGCCCCAAGTGCGCCGACGGATACGATGGCCGCACAATCGGCTGAAGACACGATGCAAGCCGAGTACAAACAAGACACCATGCAGGCCGGTGCCGCGTGGGATGCCGTTGACATTCGAGCGGCACACGCTGACGCGTTGGACAGTCTCGACGCCGAACTGCTCGCCATCGAGGATGACGCGCCCGCCAACGTATTGGCTGAGGCGAAGAAGTCGGCTCGCAAGGGACTCGGCGACCTGAAAGCCAAGGCCGCGCGAAGCCGCTGGAACGCGGAAATCTACCGGGCGAAGGCTGGCGAAATTCTCGCCAATGCCAAGCTGACGATCGTACGCGGTTCGCGCCCGACCGCTCCCGCGATCCATGCCAGCGGACGCGACACGAACGGCGACGTGCTGGCGGCTGCGGTGTGCCAACGTCTCGGGCTGAAAGACCTGGACAAGCAGTTTGGCGAGAAGACGCTGGATTCCGCGCATCGCGAATTCCGGGGACGGCTGGGTATTCAGCAACTTGTCATCATGGCCGCCGCTTCGAACGGCTGGACGTGCCGCCCAGGCGAACGCCTTCACGCTGGCAACTTGCGTGAGGCGCTCGAATACGCTTTGCCCCGTCGCGACATCCGCGCGTCGGCTGGCTTTTCGACGCTGAGCTTGCCGGGCATCCTGTCGAACATCGCGAACAAGGAACTGCTCGAAGGGTACATGCAGGAGGACAACGCTTGGACCGAAATCGCGGCCGTCAAGAGCGTGCCGGATTTCAAGCAGGTGACGTCCTATCGAATGCTCGACGATATGGCTTACGAACTGTTGCCCAAGGGTGGACGGATTAAGCACGCCACCACGGGCGAGCAATCGTTCACTCGTCAGGCTCGCACGTACGCGAAGATGTATTCGGTCACGCGTGAAGACATTATCAATGACGACTTGGGCGCGTTTGACGCGCTGCGGGATGTCATCGGCCGTGGTGCCGCGATGAAGCTGAATGACATCTTTTGGACGACGTTTCTCGACAACGGATCGTTCTTTACTTCGGGAAACTCCAACTACATCAGCGGTGCGACGACCAATCTCGGCGCCGATGGCGTTGGGCTTTCGCTGGGCGTCAAGGCGTTCCGCGAAATGCGTTCGCCGTCCGACGACGGACGCAAGCGGGTTGGCGGACCGCCTCCGACGATCCTCCTTGTTCCGCCGGAGTTGGAAGCAATTGCCGAGGCGCTCTACCAATCGCGAAACGTGAACACTGTGAAGGCCGGCGACGCCAACATTCACGCCGGCAAGTATCGGCCGGTTGTGGTGCCGTGGCTGAGCGATTCGGCCTACACGGGCTACAGCTCGACCGCTTGGTATTTGTTCCGGGCCCCCAATTCGGCGATGGCTCCAATTGTCGTTTCGTTCCTGGATGGCGTGCAAACGCCGACGGTTGAAACTGCCGATGCGGACTTCGATCAACTCGGAATCCAATTCCGTGGCTACCACGATTTTGGCGTGGACAAGTTCGAAACTTTGGCCGGTATCAAGAGCAAGGGCGCGGCGTAAGCCGTCCATTGAAGCAACCAACAAACCAACATTTTAGGAGAGTGTCATGAGCGAAGCGGAACTATATCAGGGTGATGAATGCACCCTGGATTACACGGCCGATGCCGCCATCACTGGCGGTGAAGTGGTCCAATTGCGGGACGGTCGAGCGGCTGTGATTCCCGTCGATTGTGCCAACGGCGAGAAGGTCGGCGCGCAGGCCGAAGGCATCTACAACGTCGTCAAGACGGCTAGCCAAGTGTGGCTTGACGGTGCCGAAATCTACTGGGATCACAGCGCCAACGCGGCAACGTGCATTCCGCCGCTTGTCTTGGGCGATCGGGATTTCTTCCTGGGGACGGCTGTCGGCGACGTTGCGGCGGCCGCCACCGAAGGCAAGGTGAATCTGAATGTTCGCCCCGCCTACGAAATCGACATGCAATCGAGCGGCGGCGATACGGCTGTCGTTCTGACTGCCGGCACGCCAACGATTGTGTCGCGGGGCGGCACGTTGCACGCCGCGTTCAGCGCCACGAACGAAGCTCAAAAGCTTGACTGGTTGTCGAAGCGGTCGTTTGCGCTCGGCTCGAATTGGATTTTTGAGGGGGTGTTCGAGGTGGTCACGAACGCTGACGCGGACGTTGCCGACCTGTCGATTGGCGTGGCCAACGCCACGAACGCCAGCGACGCGGACAGCATTACGGAAAGCGCCTTCATCCATCTGGACATGGGCGGCAGCTTGAACATTTTTGCCGAGTCGGACGACGGCACGAACGAAGTGGCCGCCACCGATACTACGCTTGATTTCGCGGTGGGGACGCCGGTGTTTGTGTGCATCGACGGACGCAATCCGGCGAGCTTGAAGTTTTACGTAAACGGCGTGCAGGTGCTCAGCGGCACGACGTTCAACATTTCGGCTGCAACGGGCCCGCTCAAGGCTCTTTTCCATGTGGAAAAGACCGCGAACGATTCGCCGGGCATTGTCGATTGCGACATGCTACGCGTGCGGACGGGACAGCAGTAATGAGCCTGCTTGACACTGGGGCGGCGTGGCTTGGCGATCAACTCATTGATCATGCCAGCCACGCCGTAGCCTACACGCAAGGCGGAACGACGATTGCGTTACGCGGTACGCGATCGGCTGAACTGGTGCGCGTCCAGTCGACGACTGGCGCCACCATGGTTAGTCGGCAAACGTCGTTCCTGTTTCGCACCGTGGACATGACGCTAACCCCACAACGCGGCGACCTGTTGGCGGAGACGGTGAACGGATCGACGGTGTATTGGGAAGTTACGCCGGACGTCTCGGGAGCGTTGTGGCAGTACGAAAGCGCGGGCGAAGAACTGATTCGGGTGTTTGTGTCTGAGGCGGCCGCATGGCATCGGTAGTGGCCCAAGTATGCGACGCGGTGTTGACGGTCGTTAAGTCGCTCGACCTAGGGACGGAGTTCGAGGCCGTCCGGTCGTACGCGGATTACGACGACGAGTCGGCACTGCGAGAAGTGTTGCGTGTCGAGGTTGTGATGCCCGCTGAGCCTGTCGTATCGCTCGATACGCGGGGCGGACTGACCTACTTGATCGATGTGTCGATTGGCATTCGAAAACGCATTACGGGCGAGGATAGGGACGCACAAACGGGATTGCTTGCCAATCATCAACTCGATTCGCTGGTTGATGCGGTGGAACGCATAGCTAACGCCATGATTCCAGACGTTTTCGCGGACGTCGACGCGTCTTGGCAACAGACGACAATTGACAGCTTGTTCGATCGGGAGCGCCTTCGATCGGCTGGCATGTTTGAAGCACAAGTGACGGTAACTTTCGAGGCTCGAAAAGCCCTAGCATCATAAAGGAAACAACATGCCAGCAACTAAGAAAATGGGCTACGAAGCCAAGCTGTACTACGGTGCGGCTGGATCGACTGCCGCAACGCTCATCACCAATTCCCGCGACATCAAATACGACACGAATCCCGTATCCGGCGACACTACGACGCGTGGAAGCGGGGCGTCTCCGCCGATTCGAACCGGGCGGGCTGTGGCGCTCGAAGCGTCGCTCACGTGGTCGATGGTCAACAAGAGCGATGATGCTACGCTGACGGCGTTGCTGGCTGCGGCTCGAACCGGTGCGGCCGTTGCGTTGCGGTATATTCCGCACACTGGCAGCACGGGACTCGATGCGGATTGCATCATCAGCGTCTCGAACGGTGCGCCCCTCGGTGGCGAGTCCACTTTTGACTTTGCGGTTGTCGCGATGGATGACTCGGACCGCGCCCCGCTGCTCAACAGCTAATTTCCTGGAGATTTGAACCATGCCATCGCTAAGCTATGCCGTCGCTCTCGGCTCGATTAACAAAGCCGTCATTCGGACGGCTGACGATCTGATTGACGTGCAGGTGACGTTGCCAGCCGGCAAGAGCGGAACGCTGACAACGCGGACCGACGACAATACGGGCATCGTTACTGTCGCCAGCGGTCACGGGATCACTGCGAGTGACACCGTGGACGTCTATTGGTCGACGGGACGACGCTACGGCGTTGACGTCACCGCCACCGACGCAACCACAATCTCGATTGACCTAGGCTCGGGCGACAACCTGCCAGCGTCGTCGACGGCTGTCGTCGTCTGCAAGCAAGTCGTGATCAACAAAGCAATCGACGGTGACGCGTTATCGATTCTTGGGCTACTGATCGACGTCGCGGCATCGACTGGGTTTGGGACGCGGCTGACGTTCTTCGATGCTGTGTCGGCGGGCGGTAGTGCCGTCGGGAGCGGCATCGATTTGGACGCGAACGCCCCTGTCGTGTACGATATCACTGGCGGAGCTAGCAACCCGTTGACGGGTTCGCCGATTTTGTCCTTCGTCGCCAGCAACGGCGACGGCAGCAATGCGGCAACGCTCAAACTTCAAGGACTACAGGACATCACTCCGTAATGCCATCGTTCAAGGCTGGCGGCCGTGAATGGCTCGTGACCATTGACGCCCCAAAGATCAAACGTGTTCGCGAAGCGCTCGACGTCGATTTGGGCGCCCGCGATTGTAAGCAGTTCGACGCGCTGACCGCCGATCCGGTGTTGGCTGGCGATGTGCTTTGCGAGTTACTCCGCAAGGACATCGACGCGGCTGGCATCGGGACCGATGTGTTCCTCGGCTACCTTACCGGCGACGACGGCGAGGCGGCTGGGAACGCACTCATCGAGGCGATCATCGATTTTTTCCCGTCGCGCCAGCGGTCTCTACTCCGCGAGATGCTGGCGAAGAATCAATCGGTGATGATGGCGGCCGATCAAGTCGCGAGGGAAGAACTGAACGATCCGCTGACGCTGGAAGCGATGACAGCGAAGGCGGTGAAAGCGATCCGCGAAGAGTTCGCGAAAATTCGGACCCAGTAATCGAGTGCTATCAACGTGCAGGCTCGTTAGGCGTTTCGCCCCATGGCGTGACGCTTCGCGAATTGCGTTGGATGTGCGAGGGTGCTGAGCGTGCGTGGCGGGATCGGTGGGTTGGCTTGTCGGCTTTGCTGTTTGGGCACGTAAAAAACGTGGCCGCATTTATCGAGCATGGCACGCTAGACGCACCACAACCGCAAGCCGCAAGCGGGACGCACACGCCCGAAGTGGCACGCTACATGCGGGCAATCGAGCTAAATGGCGGGCGATTTTTAATGCCTGAGGACGCGGAAAGGATACTAGCCAAACATGGCGAAGCAACCCGAGCGGCCGCGCCCGCCGATGGCTCGAACGACTAGCGTCGACAAGCAACAAGAGGCCCAGCAACGCGGACAACGCGGACTGTCGCGGGCTATGCGTGGCTTGCAGGGATTCGCGGGGCAAGCTAACGCGGCATATGGCAAGCTTGGCGCGACGATCGAAGCGTTGGTCGAGCCTGTCGGACGTCTAGCTATCGCATTCGGCAGCGTGCGGGATACGTTGCGTGAAACTGTCGGCGCGATTGATAGTTGCAACGAATCGCTGAGCGGGATGAATATGCGAATGGCCGCATTAATCCCGATGATGACTACGCTGAACGCTCAATTCACCGCGATTGCTGGCACAAGCCAGATTGCTGGATTCACTGGTTCGTCGGCGCTCTCGAAGCTGTCGTTCTCCGCCGCCAAGGCCACGATAACCACGGGAACTTTTGGCGCCACGCTGGCGACCGCGCTATTCCCACTCACTGCCATTGCTGCGGCTATCGGCGTGGTGTATGTCGCGCTGTTCAAATGGGACGAGTTGCCGTTCGTCGTCAAGGCGTTGATGCTCGCATTGTCTCCGCTGGTGGGATTGCTGCGGGCCCTGGTCAACGCGTTCAAGATTGTCACCGCTCCAATCCGGCTATTCATCGGCGGGCTGAATCTGATCCAGTCGGCTGTAACTGGCACGATACGACAAATCATCCTATTGCCCGTAAACGTCGGGAAGGCCCTTATCGCGACGTCTGCGGCTGTCGTGAAGTTTGGGTCGCTCGTCGCTCGAACGCTCGGCAGCGTGGCGGCTGGTGCGTTTCGCGGGCTATCCGCTGCGGCGGCTGGCGTAAGTGCGGTTGGCAATGTGATGTCCGGCATTGGCGATCAAGTTGTTACCGCTGCCAGCCGGATTAGCCGACCGCTCACGGACGCGGGCGCGAAGTTCGCGGCGGCTGGCACGGCTGCGGTGGCGCTGGCTGCGGCAACCGGGTTGAGCGTGGGCGCTGTGCAAGCTTTCGGCTACGCTGCGGAGCGATCGGGCGTTTCCGCTGACGCTATGGCGTCGGCTGTGGCGTCGCTCAATAAATCCGCCATCCAAGCCGCTAGCGGCACGGGCGAAGCGTCTCGAATGATCCAGCGTCTAGGGCTGGACGTCGGCAAAGTGGCCGCCATGGACGCGGAGACGCGTCTAATTGTCGTCGGTCAAGCGATCCGCGATCTAGCCGACCCGGCTGAGCGATCGGCGGCATCCGTGGCGCTCCTCGGCAGTGACGCGTCCGACCTGCTCAAGATTTTCGACGGCGGGGCGGCCGGGATCGGCAAGTTTTACGCACAGGCCGATCGGCTAGGATTGCTGATGAGCGGTCCGCAAGCAAAGGCCGCACAAGAGCTAACCAAGGCCCAACAAACGCTGTCGCAGAGCTACCAAGGCCTGTGGCAGCAACTCGGAGCGGCCGTCGCGCCCGCGTTGACTGACGCGGCTGAGCAGATGGCATACGTCATCCAAGCCGTTACGGCGTGGGTGAAGGCCAATCCCGAGCTAATCCGCCAAGTGTTCGCGATTGCATCGCGGGTGGTCGCGGTGGCAAGTGCCGTTGCCAGTTTGGGCGGCGTGTTGGCTGTGGCGACGCCACAACTGATTGCCTTAGGTGCTGCGGCTGCGGCCGGATATCTAGCGTGGCAGCGTTACGGCGCGAGCATCCAAGCGGCGGCCGGCACAGCGTTGCAATATCTTGGCGACATGTGGAAAGGCACGCAGGAAGTGCTTGGCGGCATCTATGACGCGATTTACGCGGGCGACCTAGAGGCGGCCGTAGCAATCGCCTGGAGCGGCGCTAAAAAGGCGTGGACGGCTGGCTTGAATGACTTGGCGAGCATCACCGGAGACGCGTTAGGCGGCATCCTGAACGCGTTAGCGGCTGGCGATTGGCGATCGGCGTTGGATCAAGCGTTGTCACTGATCCGCGAGGGGCTGACGCAAGCGGCCGGGTATCTGGACACGATTTGGACGGGCGTCGTGAACAAGCTTGACGACGTGACAACGGCAATCCGCCAAATGGTCAACATCGCAATTCAAGAGCTTGCCAGATTGGCGATGGCTGGACTCGATAAGCTGGTCCAAGCGAGCAAAGCTATCGAGCAATATGACCCGACCGGCAAGCTTAAGGACATGCGGCTAACGATGCAGCTTGCGGCGTCGACAAGCGGCCTAGCGTCTACCGCGTTGACGTCGCCAGATGCGGCCAACAAGCAACTGGCTGCCGATACGGCACAACGCCAGACGCAGCGTGACGCCGATTTGGCGTTGCGCAACGCGGCACGGCTAGCGAGTCAACTGACCATGGCCGGACAGCGCCAGCAGCTAGCCGACGCGGCAAAAATGGCCGCAGGCGGGCAACGCGTCGCGATTGCCGGGAAACTCGACAATCAATTGGCGGATGCCGCCATCGAGGCGTTCCGCGCGGCTCAAGATCGTGCCGACGCGGCCGAAACCGACCGCAAAAAGCGGCTCGAAGCCGCCGCTACGGCTGGCGGTGGCGGGTTCGGTGCGACGTTCTCAGCGGCTACGCTGATGTCGCTCGGTGGAAAACGGGAATCCGCTGCCGATCGAACCGCCAAGGCTGTCGAGACGCTACCGGGCAAAATGCAAACTCTCATCGACCTAGAAAAGCAACGCCAAGCGGCCGATAAAGCCCGTATGCTGGAGTTTACCGCGTGAGCATTCGATTCACCGAAAAGCCCGGTAGCCGAAACACTGTCGGCGGCGAGAGTGGAAGCCGTGTTGACCTGTTTACGCTTAGCGGCACGAACGATAGCGAAGTGGCCTATTTCACGACGCTGGCGAACACGGCGTTATTCGTGGTCGCGGCCGGTCAAATCCTATTCCGTCAAGACCCCAAAATTGAGCATCAGGGGCATGACCTGTGGAGCGTTGAGGTTCCCTATGGTCGCAAGTCGAAGGAGTCTGTTGAGTGGCGGGTGTCGTCGTCGACGACGGGAAGAACGCAGCGGATTACGCAGAGTAAAAACACCGTCAAGATTTTTGGTCCTGCCAATCCGCCAGCAGGAAACAAAGGCGCCATCGACGTCCAGAACGGAGAGGTTCGCGGCGTGGACATCATCCTGCCATCGACTCGGCTAACGTATGAAATCACGTGGCCGGCCGGCGTGGTGTCGGAAGCGTACATCTTATTTGTCAGCCAACAAGTCGGAAAGACAAACGCGAACTACTGGCATGGCATGAAGCCTGGAGAAGGTTTGTTCTCGGGACATACCGTTGAGCAAGGATCGGCACAAAAACGGGTCATGCGATTTGACATTGAGTATTCGCCAGAACTTCCGCCAACAAACATTGCTGGAATTGCGGGCGTGACGAAACGCGGTTGGGATGTGGCTTGGGAATCGCGAATTGACGACGTTGACAACGGAAAGCCAGTGAAGCCAGCAGTCTGGATCTACGTCGAACGCGTCTATGACGAAATTGACTTTGCAAGCGTGATGGGGTTCTGATGTTTCCTGCCGCGCCGGGCGATCCGCTCAAAATTTCCGCGAGCGATTACAACGCGGCCGTCGAGGCTGGGCGGCAATGGATGCGTCAACGCAGGCTTGGCGTTGGCGGTCAAGTCGACACGCCAGCCATCAATCACGGGCTGATTTGGATTCGCAATTCGACGAGCGGCAGCCTTAGTCGTGGGGCTGTTGTCGAAGTGTCAACGCCGATTGTCGACACGCTAACGCCCCGTGTTCTGTGGCTCGATGGAATCGTCCGGGCCGGTGTCGATCCGGTTTGCGCCGTGGTGCTTGATCCGGTGTCGCAGCTTGGCATCGTGCCCGCGTTGATGAGCGGTGTTTGTCTGGCTGACGTCGACATCATCGACGCCGACAACACACATGCACGCGTCGTGCCTGGATCGACGCAATTACGCGGGGACTTTGGCGGCTGGGCTAGGATCATCTACAAGCCAAGCGGCACGGGCGTGAAAACGTGCGTGGTTCAAGTGGGCGAAACGCGTACTGTCCGACGCAAGGCTAGAGCAACAACAACCGTCACCGATGGCGGGAGTGGATCGGCCGACGTGTTCATTCAAGGATCGGCACGAGGAAACATCACCGTCGAATACAACTGGATGACAGGGGCAGGTAATATTGTCAATGGCAGCGACCTGTTGATTGAATACTTCCATGACGAAGATAAATGGGTGGTTGTCGGTGCGGAGTGCCCGCCGTGAAAGATCGTTTTAGCGTGGCTCGATGTTGCTGCGAGCAGTTTTGCGAAGACTGCTGCAACGGCAACGCCCCGACGGAATGGGACGTCGAGATACTGCTCGCGGATAGCGCGTGTCAAACATGCGACGAAGAGGCTGGCGGCGTGTTCACGCTTTCCAGAATCTCCAATATCATTTGCCGCTGGAATTTTGAGCGAAAAAAGCCATCGTGGCAACCTGAATGCGTTATCGGCTACGCGACCTATGGCGACTACATTTATGATCAATCAGTTACGCTGGAGGTCCGGTGTGTAACGGAAACACAATATCGCATAACTGTGACAATTAACTTAAATCGACAATATGCCAGCAGTCAGGAAAAACGAAAAAATCCGTTTACTCAACAGGATTATTGGGTCGACACCTATCGCGGAATTTATGGAGATCAGCATCTCTACGAAGGATTCGTCAACTTCACTGATTTTATCTGCGATGAGCAGGTAGACTATGTGCTGAATCACGAAAGGTCCAGCTATCTTCGTCAGTGGTTTTACAACCCAACGTCTCCTCCGTTTGGACCGGACCCGTTTACTACGTTCAACATTTTCAACCTCACCGACACGCCCCCGCATGGCGAGCGATACGAAGCCCTGCCCAATGCATATTGGCGGCCAATCTGCGAACCACCAGCAACCATCAAGATTACTGGCGTCCCATGAGCCTTTGCGACTTCGATGACAGCTTGCGGTGCATCTATTGTGGCTACCAAGCCCGCAAGCCGAAAACCAAACGGCAATGCCAAGCCCCGCAGGAACAGCGACGGGCGCAACTCACGCAATACGCTGCCGCTGTCGCTCGTTGGCTACGTGCTGGACGTCCTACGCGTAGCGACGCGGACACCGACCGGCTATTCGCGATCTGTCAGACGTGCGAACGCTACGACGCGGAACGCGGGACGTGCAAGCTGTGCGGGTGCCGCGTTTCAAGTTCCAAATGGCCGCTGCTGAACAAGATCCGAATGGCAACGGAGAACTGCCCGATCGACAAGTGGACGGCGGAGACGATCGACAAGCCCGCGACAATGCGTATCGGCATCGTCACGCCGAATCTTCTCGTTGGCGGCGTCGAATCCTGGATTGCCAGCTTGGCGCGGGAGTGGTCGCGATCCGGCAAGGCGGAAGCGATCGTTGCCCACACTGGCACGGCGGCTAGTGCCGATCCCGTGTTGGTCAAACGCCTCGGGCGTTGGGCAACGATCGTTAGCAGTGCCGAAATACCGGGCGTCGTACGCGTCCAGTCGCCCCGACTAGCGGTTGCGACGGTGGCCCAGGCTGTCGACAGGGTGATTGCCTGGAGCGTGCCACCGGACCTGCTAGCGGCGTGCAATGGCACGCCTACGGTTGGCGTGTCGCACGGCTGCGGTGATTGGTGGATGTCGGCCGCCGATCCGTACGTTACGGGCTGGGTGGCCGTCCACAATGTGGCCGCTGTACCATGCCCGCGAGTCGCCAAAGTCATCGAGAACGGTGTCGACATCGAGCGTTGCCAATCGAACCTAACGCGGGTGCAAGCCCGTGAACGCCTGGGGCTGTCGCCGCTTGGGTGGATCGTCGGCTATGTCGGGCGGTTCTCGGGTGAGAAGCGAGTACGCTCGATTGCCAAGGCGGCCGAGTTGCTGCCGGATGGCTGGCGGCTCGTGCTAGTCGGTCGAGGTGCTGACGTCCCGCCGCCATCCAATCGCGTAACGATCCTACCGCCGGTGGAGCACGTAGGCGATGTGTGGCGGGCGTGCGACGTCGCGGTGGTCGCTAGCGACGCTGAGGGCTATTGCCTGGCGGCAGTCGAGGCGCTCGCGGCCGGTAAGCCGCTAGCGTCTACCCGCGTTGGCGTGGTCGAGACGATGCCGGCTGGAGCGGCGATCATCCCGCAGCCAGCGGAGCCGCGAGATATTGCGGATGCAATCCTGGACGCCCACCGTCGCGGCTTGCCGGACAATCTCCGGCAATGGGCGTTGGATCAATCGGCGGCCAGGATGGCCGCTAGTTGGCTGGATTACTTGTCACAGGATGTTGATTAGCTTTCCTTTCTCGGATTGCTTCTCTCGCCACCGCTTGAACGCGGCCGACTTGCGGACCGCTGTCTCGATTGTGTCCGCTTGACTGGCGGTAATCGCCAGGAAGTTTCGGACGTCTTCCGCTAACCGCAAGCTAACCATCTTTTTTGGGCCATAGGGGCCAGACTTCCGTCCGGCCCCTTCTCGTTTTCCGCCGCTTGGCATTATCGCAGTCCTTTGAAAAGTTCCGAACCATAGGCCGGGAAAGCAGTGTCGCGACCAAACCGATACCGATGCTTACTGATCTTCAGATAGACGTTTTGGCCGGTTGTTTCGAGGATGTGACTGGCAAGCCACAGGGCCGCAGTGGTCGGCAACTCGACCATGTTCGCACCGAATTCCCCGCCCTTCGCAGCTCGTTTCGTGTTCGTCGTCATCGCGTTATTCCTTGCGTTTGAGTTGTCGTTCGCGTTACGTGTCTAATCATACTATCGGGTTTGATTGCGTCAATACGTTAGCGGGATTTTTTTGGGCCGAAAAAATCTTCCCGGATTTTTCCGAAAGTGTATTGACGCAATCAGACGATAAGCGTACTATTCAACCATCGGGACGCATGTCGCGGACCGAACACTAACGCAAGGGAGCGAAAAATGACTGCTTCTCAAGTTTGTCCGATGTGGACTGTCGACGTTTCTGGATCGCTCGCGGATTTTCAGTTGGCACTCCAAATAGCGGACGCCAAGCTTTACCGTCCCGGGTTGGTTCGGACCTGGCTGGGGTCGCATATCGGCGATGACGGCGTTACCCGTCAGATGTTCATTCGAGCGACTGGGTATGCCGTCGATGGCGTTGTCCGTTGGACGGAAACCGTTCTGGGTGTTGCCGGTCCGGTGTGATTGGTCAAAAAATTCCAACCGGCTCGAAAAAAACATTCGAGCCGGTTGACATCGTCCGACGATATCACTACTATTCCACCATCGGGACGCATGTCGCGGACCGGAATCAAACGCAAGGGAGCGAATCATGAGCATCTGCAAGCAAAAGACCATCTGGACCGGCAACACCTACCCGATTCGCGACGCGATCAAGTTGCTGGGTGGCAAGTGGGACGCCAACCGCAAGGCATGGATTGTGCCCGCCCTCTCGATGCGGCAACGCTCGGATGTCTATAGCCTGTGCGGCGGGCTCAAGGGTGTGACGATCGAGGCCGCCTAGTTCATTTTGACGCATCTCGCCTGCCAGCATGTCGCTGGCAGGCTATCTGACACCAAAACGCAAGGGAGCGAGACCATGACAACGATCCGAAAATTCCGCAACCGGTACAACGAAGTCGCCTACATCCGGGCCAACTTTGCCGACGCCTCCAGCACGATCGAAGTAAGCTGGGGCCGTCCCGATGCATGGCAGTCGACGCCGCATCAAGTCGCGGATGCCCGCCATCGACCCGCTAACGCGTTGCGGCTCGCGCTCGGCTATCTGGCCAATCGCTAGGCCGCTGACGCATCACACGCCCGGACGCAACGCGTCCGGGCTATCTGACGAAAGGAAATCGTATGCCAGTGTTACGAACGCTTGCGACGCTGCACGCTGCGGAGGTTGCGTGGCGAGAATGCCAGCGGCTAGGCCATAGTCCGCACAGCATTTTTTGGCATGAGGCGGAAAAGATGTGGGCTTTTTGGGTGTTGTAACGAAAGGAAATCGAAATGAGCAGTACAACATGTCGCCAGATAGGCAGAGTAAGCGACGCTAAATGGCAGTCGATGAAAGACGCTGCTGACCGTGCTGGCCAGTCGTTTACGCAATGGGCTACCGACGCATTGTTGGCAGCGGTTGCAAAGCAAGCTGGAGAATCAATCGAGTCTGGCATCGAGGTAAAGCGTAACGGGATGCTAGTGCTAACTCGAAAATCTGGTGAGCGGCTTGTGCTACGCGTTCGACAGGATAACGGCAAGATGGTTAGCGGTTTGCTTGGCGTCAAAATATGCGGCAAAGATCGCATCCGGGTTGAGTTCGAGGCACCCGCCACGTTTGAACTGTGGCGGGAAGAAATTGCAGGAAAGGGGATTGAAAATGGAACGTGAATTTCGATTGACGTTGGTCGAAACCAAGAAGTACGGCGAGATTATCGGCGGGCATCATCGGCATTGCGAGATTGGCAACCGCAATCCGCAACACGTCCTCGGGGCGATGCTGGGCGACGCCATCGTAACCATGGCCGCCGACGACGCAGCCAACGTGCTACAGGCATTGATTCAACGGCTGGACGTGCTGGAGGACGAATCGCTGCGGCCGTTCGGCAAGCTGGCGATCCTGTGGCGAGTATGGCAGACGCGGGGCGGTGACGTGGAATTTTGCGAGTTTGCTAAGGTGGAGGAGGACCAATGAACGCACCAGCAATGCCTGGCAGCCTAATGACGTGGTGGCTGTGGATTAACGATTTTGATCCGGTCGAATTGATTGTCGACGGTGAAACGACGACCGATGAACCTACAATCTTGCACTGGCTGCATGGTCGAGACCATCAATTCGGAACCGCCATCGGCGACGAATGGCGAGCGGACAACGGACGTTGGTTGATGCGAGGAAAGGCGGTGCAGCGTGAAGAAACCGAATGAAATCAACGCGTTAATTGGTGAGGCGTTGGCGGCAATTACTGGGTGTGTCAGCAACATCAAGAACAACTATTACCAGCAAAACGCAAGGCGCGGAAAAATCGAGCTGGTCAACCTGATTCGCGTGGCGTCGCGGTCGCTGCTGGAAATCGAGAAGAGGGAGCAAGACGATGAAGCTGATTCGAATACTTGACGACATCGCGACGGACCTGGAGCAGCAGACGCGAGCGATCCGCGACGCAGCAACAGCGGCAAGCGAAGTCGAGGACTCGGCGGACGAGCAGGCAGCGGCGGTACATGCTCGACTGTTCGTCATGCAGAATTGGTGCCGCCATTACGTGAAAAAACTGGAGGCGAAGCAATGAGCGGATATGCAATCGAGGCGATTCGTGGCGGCAAGTGGACTGTTATCAAACGATGCTGGGACTATCGCAACGCTGTAGCCGCTTTGCATCGCCCAGGGCGACGGCGGATCGTGTCTGAGGCGACGGGATTGACTGACGATGAAACCCATCGCAATGCCGTAGCGGACGGTTTGTTCAAGGGCGATTACCTGGCGTGGACTCTACAGGCCAATCATCAGCGTGATGATTGGGAGCCTGTGCCGATGAAGCGGAGACATGTCAGGCCATTGGTGTAGTTTTGTGTTATGGCGGTTTTCGAAACGAGGAGCGGGTTATGAAAGTTTGCGTGGCGACACTATCGAGCATTTCGACTTACAGTCAGGGTAAGAAAATCCAAGAGAAGAAGCGGCCGAAAGAGGCTGATGCCGACTTCGAAGCTCGCATCTGGCGAGAGCGGGCACACTGGACAGAGGACGGGCGGCTTGTGATTCCGCCAGAGCAGTTTTCGTTCGCCATCAAAGACATGGCGCGAACGTTGCGAATTCGCATCGAGGGCAAGGGGCACAGCGAATACGGCAAACTGTTCATGGCGGGCATTCTCATCACTGATGGCATCGTCACGGAATACACCCGCGACACGGTTCCGCACTGGACGGGCTCGATGCACGCCCAAGGTAAACGCGGTGGAGGTAGCCGAGTCGATCGGACATTTCCGATGGTGCCCAAGTGGCGCGGCGACCTGACCGTTTACATCCTTGACGATCAAATCCCGCAGGACATTTTCGAGCGGGTGCTAAACGAATGCGGCAAGCTGGCTGGCGTCGGTCGATATCGGCCAAGCCAAGGCGGCACGAATGGCCGCTTCCGCGTTGAGAAGTGTGTTTGGTCGGAACAGTAAGTCGACCTGAGACGATTCGTGTCGAGGCGATTTGAAACGATCCTAGACGATGCGACACGATGTGACACGATTTGATGTGAAGCGAAACGTAACCCGCTGCCTAACGGGCTGGCGATTCGCAATCGCGGGCGGGTTCTGGTATCGACGTGACCCGAGTTGAGCAGAGTGGAGTGGAGTCGATCCGAATTGATTCGATCTGACTTGAAGCGAGTCGAAACAAAACGATTCGAGCCGAGCCGACACGAAACGTAACCCTGTGGTGCAAGACCTGCCATTCGCAATGGCGACAGGGTTCTGGTGACGACCTGAAGCGAGTCGAAGCGAACCGATTTGAATCGATTCGACACGCAACGATACGAAACGAAACGTAACCCGCTGCCGTAATGGGCTGGTCATTCGCAATGACAGGCGGGTTCTGGCAACGATGCGATCCGACACGAAGCGATTCGATGCGATACGACACGACACGACACGAAACGCACCCCACGGCTAACGACCTAGTCATTCGCAATGGCAGTGGGGTATTGGTGCCGAGCTGAAGCGATTCGAAACGACCCGATTTGAATCGATCCGACACGACACGAAACGAAACGAAACCCGCCGCCTAACGGGCTGGCAGTTCGCAACTGCGGGCGGGTTCTGGCGATGAACCGATCCGAATCGAGTCGACGTGACCTGACTCGATCCGATCCGACGCGATTTGAGGCGAATCGACCCGAAACGAGACGTTTTTTTCCGACACACTAACGAGGAGCAAACACAATGGCGAACGACAAATTTAGGCGGGGCTACGACGTGCAAACGCTAGTCGACATCCTGGCGAAAATGGCAATTGGCGGCACACTGTCTGTCGATCTATTGGCCGATCAATTGCGGCTCGACAAGAACAGCGGAAAGTTCCGCGCGGCGTTGGCATCAGCCCGCCGTATTGTCCAGACTGAGGGCCGTATCGTGGTCGCCTGCGAACACGGCACGCTAACGCGGCTCAACGACAGTGGGATTGTCCAAGTCGCAACTGGTGCCATTCAACGCATCAGGCGGGCAAGTGTTCGCTCGCTGAAGAAGCTTGGCTGTGCCGACTACGACAAGCTCGACAACGCATCCAAAGCCAAACACGACGCGGCGGCCAGTCATCTTGGCATTTTGGCTGAGTGTGCAAGGCCGAGCATCGTTGCAAAGATCGAAACCGTGGCCGCTGCGAAGTCGGCAAAACTTACATTCGACGAAACAATTAAGGCGTTCCGAGAATGATCACCGAATCCGAACAACGAACCATCCGTCGAGAATGCGACATCGTGATTGCCATGTGCAAAGCGGCGCTTGAGCATGTAGTAACACTCGACGCCAAGTGCCTGACCGAAGATGGCGTATCAGTTGCACGCATGGCAACTCATATTCGCACAGGGATGTTCGAGGCTGGCATCCTTCGCGACATCAACGACTATCGAAAGGTGGCCGAATGACAACACGACAAATAACATTCCGCTTGTCGCTCGACGATCCGCTATTGGTTCGGCTCGAATCGATCCGCGACAAGTGGCAGACCACTTTGACAGACGTGATTCTGACGCAGCTATACGCGACGAATCACGTCGACCGACCGACGACATCTTACGACCGCCGACAGGCGGCACAGCTACGGAGACGAGAACGCGAACGGCAAGGAGGATGACAGTGGATCATGCACGATTAGTGGCGGTGTGTGTGCTGGCGGGAATACTAGTCGTCGAATGTTTTGGCGACGTCCTGCTGGCGATCATTAAGGCATGGGTGATGAGATGATTGAGCGTGAATTGATTGAAGACATTGAATCGCGACTGGGGATGGCGGCGCATAATCTTGGGGCAATGGAAGAACGACTGCAAATCATCGGCTGGTCAACAAAAGAAGTGACTCGATCGCGCATCGACCTGGAAGCGGCGTTCAAAAGCTGGCTGACGCTGCGGGTGAAATTGCAGGCGGCTGGCGTTGTGTCCAATGTGGGAGGATGACAAATGCCAATCGAAGTAATACGCGGTAAACAGCCACGCCCTCGGCGTGTGCTGCTTTACGGGCCGCCAGGCGTCGGCAAAACGACCTGGGCGAGCAAAGCACAGGAGCCGTTGTTTGTCGACATCGAGAACGGCTGCAATGATCTTGACGTTGCTCGAACGAAGCTGATAGGCGACTGGCAAACGCTCGGAGGAACGCTGCGGCAATTGCTGGCTGATGGTGGCGATTTCAAGACGCTAGTTTTGGACTCGATCGATTGGGCGGAAAAGCTTCTCCACCGCCAACTGTGTAAGGAGGGCGGCGTTCAAGAACACGAGCTTGTGAAAGTCAATGGCGGGTATGGTGCTGGCTACACGATGGCAGCGGCAAGGATATCGAGCTTGCTCGACATGCTGGCGGCCATCCAAGCAAAGCATCGATGGACGGTGGTGCTTCTCGGGCACGCGAAGTCGCAGCGAATCGACGATCCAGAGCGGCAATCATATACGCAATGGCAACTCGACCTGCACGACAAAGCGGCCGCGGTGGTGCGTGAGTGGTGCGACGAAATGTTTTTTGCGACGACCGATATCGCCATTCAGGAAGTCGATGCCAAAGGCAAGGACGCTGGACGAGCGATTGCGAAGGGCGGAACACGACGCCGCGTTCGCACGGTTGGGACGCCAGCCATCGCGGCCAAAAACCGTCTCGGCATCACGACCGACTTACCGCTGGAGTGGTCGGCGTATCAAAAATTCTGGCCGGGAAGCGGATACACTCCGCCGCCCAGCGAACCGGAGCCGGAACCGGATGACAGCAAACCGGCGCAATTGAAGACGGAATCTGAGGCTGAAACTTTCTAGGAGCGAATGCAATGAGCGAAAACGAATGGATCGAAGACGAAAAGACGACGGACAGCGGCGAAGCGATGTTCGCGGAAGTGTTCGGCGATGGTGGGTTCGACACGTCGAAAGTCAAGTCGAACCTGCTGCCGGCTGGCGTCTACCGAATGCGGATCAGCAAAGCGGAAACGCGAGCATCGAAGGCCGGTCCGAACATGCTGGCACTTACGCTGACCGTGGCTGAGCCGAGTGAATACGAGGGGAAGCGGCACTACGAAAACCTGAATTTGCAACACGCATCAGCACAGGTGCGAGAAATCGCAAAGCAACAGCTTAAGGCCATCTGCTTGGCGTGCGGCATCACGCAAGCCAGAAGTCCGAGCGATTTGATTGACCGCGAATGTGTGGCAACCATCGGGATCAAGCCAGACAATGCCGGCGAGTTGCGGAACAACATCAAGAAATGGCACGACGCCAGCAAGGACGTTCCCGCCGTGTACGTCGAAGCGGCTGGCGGTGATGGTGTCGATCCGTTTGGGATGTGAGCCACGAGTGAGTTCCGCACTAGTGTTAGCCGCCGAAAGCGGCTTGAAAAAGCGGGAGCGTGCAGGAGGCTAGTGACTGATGCACGACTGGGCCGTGACAGCCACGATAGCAGAACCGTACATGCGTAGCACGGAGTCGGTGACACGCCGGAGAGACGGCGATTGTGATGCGGCGGCGTGGTGGGAACACGCAGGGAGCGTTGCAGACGGGCTTGCCCCTTGGACGGTTTTGAGCACCGTTAAACGTCCGCAGCAGGTTCGAATCCTGCCCGCATCATTTGAGTTGTGGTCGGTTGTTTAACAGGAGGCTAAACGCGATGGCGGAACGGTATCAGGTGCGAGAACGTCGGATTTGGGACAGCGAGACGGATATGTACAGCCCGATTTACAAAACAGAGCAAGACGCCAATCATGTTATTGGTTGGCTATCTGTTGGAGGATGTAAGGTCGCATTTAAGCCGCTTGCCGAATGGCAGGACGACAAGCCGGAAGGCGATCCGGTCAATCATCCTGACCACTACACGCAAGGCCCTGTCGAGTGCATTGATGGCGTTGAGTCGGCAATGTCGACGGATCAATTCATCGGCTTCCTGCGCGGTCAAGTGATCAAATACGCTTGGCGTCTCGGGCTGAAGGGTGAAGCGGTGGAGGATGCCCGTAAGTGTGCATGGTACGCGGATCGTTTGGTTAAGACGCTGAGCAAGTAAATCACCCCGTCCGCCGGTCGCGAGCGTTGGCGTAAGCGGCTTGGGGCAGTAGTCGGCGTGGTGCCGCGGTTGTGCCTGGATAGGCCGGCGGATGGGATTTTTTTGGAGGAGGAATTGAGAAATGAAAGAACGATTTTTAGTGTTGAGTTCTAAGCCAGTACAAATTAGCGGACGTCGCGTTCTGTGCGAGGATGGCTCAATTTGGAAGATGGTAAATCCGGGGCCGATCGTAGAAAGCGACGGATCTTTATTCGCGAATACTGATCCTGGTGCAACTATGGAATTCGTGTTGCTCAGTCCGCCGCATAAGCCGCCGACGCAATCGGACGAATTCAAAGAGGCATTGCACTGGCTGGAAGTGCTTTGGCATAACACTTATAGTCACGAGGTTCTATCTTCAGTTTTGGCATTTCTTCGCAAACATGGGAGATGCAAGTGATGACATCAGAAGACATCGCGAAGGTCGACAGCTGGCAATCACTCGTCCGCGTAGCGCACGGAATGGCACTCGAAAAGGGCTGGTGGGATGACGGCATCGCCAGCCGGCCGCTGGAAGACATCGTCAATAACTTCCACGCCGAAGTCAGCGAGGCGTGGGAAGAATATCGGGCGGGACGCATGGCGACTTGGTACAGCGACATGAAATCGTTCCTCGAAGGCCGATTGCCGAAGCCGGAAGGTTTCTTCGTTGAACTGGCCGACCTGCTGATTCGCATTGCGGACGCGGCGGGAGCGCATCGGATTGAGTGTGACGAGCCAGTTTCGCAGCCTGTTTTTCATACTATTTCGAAGAACGTCTTGTTTCTTCACGGAGCGATCGATCAGTTTCGTTGGTGGACAGCGGTTAGCGATTGCTTTGGCATTGCACAGGCGAACAATCACGACCTGTGGGCCACGATCCGCGAAAAGCTGGCTTACAACTCGACGCGGCCGTATAGGCACGGAGGGAAGCGGGCGTGAGCGATCGACAACAACAACCAATCTCCGCCGAACGCTTGGCGGAGATGCGTCAGGCGGTGTTGCGTTACGGTCCGGCCAACTGCTGGACCGGGACGACCGGGACGTTGGCGGCGATGGTGTTTGAGTTGTTACGGGCTATTGGCGAGGAGCGTGGAGCGTGAGTGATTTTGAGAACGACGAAGACCTGACGATTGACCCCGACGACAACGGCAACGATTTCGGCATGGCCAACGACGGCCGTATCAACTACCGAAAGACTCCCTTTCCGTGGTTCGGGGGCAAGTCGAAAGCCGCGCCGCTTGTGTGGCAACTGCTTGGCGATTGCCACCACTACGTAGAGCCGTTTTTTGGCGGCGGCGCGGTCCTGCTCAACCGCCCGCATCCGTGCAACCGCCCGTATTACTCGGAGACCGTCAACGACCTCGACGGACTCGTCGTCAATGCGTGGCGGGCGATGCAATATCACCCTGAGGAGACCGCCCGGCACGCTAGCTGGCCGGTAAGCGAACTTGATAAGAACGCCCGCCAAATTCACGTCTTGCAATGGCGGAAGGACAAAAACTTCGAACTCCTGGCGGGCACGCATGACTATTGCGACCCGCTGATTGCGGGCTGGTGGCTATGGGGGACGTGCGTGCAGATCGGCGCATTCGATGGCAACGCCCCGTGGACTTGCGACCCGACTACCGGCCGCATTCGCAAATGGAAAGACATCCAAGCCGAAAGCGAACCGGGCGTCTCCCGCAACCGGCCGGAACTCATCAGCGGCGGCCGGGGCGTCAATCGTCCGCAGGCCCGCGAACCGGGCGTCTTTCGCGACCTGCCGCACCTCACCGGCAGCCAAGGCGTCAACCGCCCGCAGACCCGCGAACCGGGCGTCGCCCGCGACCGGCCGGACATCAACGACAACGGCCGAGGCGTCAACCACCCCAACACCCGCGAACCGGGCGTCGCCCGCAACCGGCCGCAACTCACCGACAACGGCCGAGGCGTCAACCGGCCGCAGGCCCGCGAGCCGGGCGTCCTGTCCGACCAACCCGGCAACGAGTTTCACGCCATGGCGATGCCCGAACTGATCCGCTGGTTCCAGTGGCTGTCGGCCCGACTTCGCCACGTTCGGATTATCAACGGTGATTGGTCGCGCGTCTGCACGACCGG